AGTTAGGTCAAATGATCGGTAATGCAGTTCGCGCCGTGATTCGACAAGAGCAACGACAAGGGGGGTTACTTTCAAAATGAGCAACCAAAATTTTGACTGGCCAAGTGACTTGGCCGGTAACTCCAACACTCAGAACTTCAATGTTCTGACTTCAAAGTTTGGCGATGGCTATGAGCAAAATATCTCGATTGGAATCAACAATCGAAAAGGTCAGTGGGCTTATCAAAGAACAGCTCACAAAGCTGAAATTCAAGCGATTAAGGCCTTTTTCGATGAGCACAAAGGTGCAGACTCTTTTTTGTGGAATTCACCGCTTGATGGTGAAGTCAGAGTTAAGACTGATTTGACCTATACACCAGTAAGTCTAGGTGGTCAGATCTGGCGGATCTCTACTACATTCACACAAGTTTTCTACCCTTAAAACTCGACCCTTTCAACAGCACTCAATTGAGTGCTTTTTTTGTGAGAAAAAATATGGCTATCCAAACAATTAATATCGGTAACAATGCTAATGATGGGGCAGGCGATCCTGCACGAAGTGCATTCAATAAAATTAATCAGAACTTTACGAATAATGCCCATGCTGCAAGTCGTATGGTTGGTACAGTAGCGGGCAATGTAGTGGAGGTAGGGGCATTTGGTTTAGGTTCTTCAGTAGTCTCAGGTCTTAATGTAAAAAGTTCGTCCTATATGGACAATATAGACTTGGCAAAATCAGAATCATTTCCCTACTCTAATGAAGCAATTCCATCGCCTTATGGTTTTTTATCAAGATTTGCTGGAGGAACTCAGGCAGAGAATAGATGGGTCGTTGATCTTATATACGGTACGAATAATGAGCTATACAGCAGAATTTCTGTTAATAGTTCTGGCTTTGGCGGTATAAAAAAAATTCTCACAACAGCGAATACAACTGTCGATGCAAACGGATTCATAAAAGCGGCTTCACCTATCGCTAAACTTTTTGCAGATAAAATTGAGCCGAATAACGAAGCAGCAGATCAAAACATTGTTTTTCAAAAAATTGATGTGGGTCACTATTTAATTCAGGGTTCAAGTGGCTTTGCTCTAGAAGGTTGGTATATCGAAACCCCAAAAGATGCCAACGGTAATATTCTATTTGCTGTCAATTATGAGCAGTTAGAAAATGGTGATATTGAAGTCAAAACTTATAAAAAGAAGTTTGATTTAGAAAGCGCTTCAATCGTTGCCGATCTGGAAAATCCGGTAGATATCACTTTAAACCGCTGGATTGACATCCGCTTGCAAGAAGTTCCAAAACCAGTTCCAGAAATGCCGACTGAAGAGGTAAATTCAGATGAGCCTCAACAGTGATTTTCAAAAGCTGTATGTCGATGGACTGATCACGCTTTATGAACTCGATGCCAGCAGCTTAGGAGCTGGCATTTTACGTTTTCACGGTCATATCTCCTATGAAGACTGGCAGAAGATTTATCAGACAGTGGACAGCACTAGCTTCACAGCAGATACAACGCTCATTTCAGCAGATAAACTTTTTGATGTCGGCGATTCAAAAGTTTGGATGCGAAACATTATCTGGCAAGGTCAAGTGTTTGAGCCGATGGTCATTGAAAGCACAGGCTTTGGTAAAACGACTGATGGTAAAGCTTCGATGCCGACGTTAAGCATGGCAAACAATATCAATGGTGTGCAGGGAGCAGTATCAGCCTATTGCTACCGTTTTGATGATTTTGCAGGTGCAAAACTCAAAGTCATTACCACGTTGGCCAAATATCTTGATGCTGAAAATTTTAGTCAAGGCAATCCGACGTCCTCGAGTGACAGTGAAATCCAGATAGCCTATATCGAGCAAAAGACTTCTTCAAATGATGAACAAGTCGTATTTGAGCTTTCAAATCCAGTCGATTTCGAAGGTAAAAAAATACCACTGCGCCAGATCACAAATCTCTGCCATTGGGCATGTACTAATGGTTATCGAGGTGAGCAGTGTGGTTATACAGGCACTGCTATGTTCACTATGAAAGACGAGCCGACCACTGATCCAAGTCAAGATCGTTGTCCTGGGCGAATGCGATCCTGCCGTTTGCGCTTTGGTGAAAATAAACCTTTGTCACATGGTGGATATCCCGCATCAAGTTTAATTGGGTGAGTTATGAAATTATCTGCTGATGTAAAAAAAGCCATATTTGTACATGCGTCAGACGTTTATCCCGAAGAATGCTGTGGGTTAATTGTCAATGATCAATACATTGCCTGCCGGAATGTCGCCTCTACGATTTATGACAAATTGGGGAAAGTAAAGCAGGACAAAACAACAAATTTTGAAATTCATCCTGAAGATTTGGCCAATGCTGAGGACATCGGAGTCATTCAAGCTTATGTTCACTCACATCCTGATGGCACTACCAGAGCAACAGAGTTAGATTTGCATCAGATTGAGCTTCACAAAAAGCCATGGTTTATTTGTAGTTTTCCCGATTGGGACATCACTGAGTATCAACCGTATGGATATACCGCCCCGTTATTGGGGCGAAATTTTTTCCATGGTTGGCAAGATTGTTATTCACTGGTACGTGACTTTTATCAACGTGAACTCGATATTGTATTGCCAAATTTCCAGCGTGATGATGCTTGGTGGGAAAATAAAGAAAACGCCTCTCTTTATCTTGAAAATTATCGTTCAGCGGGTTTCTATCAGGTTGAATCACCTCAATATGGCGATGTATTGATTTGCCGAGTTGGACGTACTGAACATCCAAATCATGCAGTCATTTGGCTGGGTGATCGATGGCGTTTTAAAAGTGAAGACACACCTGCATGCGTGGGCAATTCACTGATCCTTCATCATATGTATGACGCAAAATCGATACGTGAAGTTTACGGTCATGAGTGGCAATCGCGCACGGTTTTAATTCTAAGGCACAAAGATCATGTTAAAGACGATTAAGTTGTATGGCGTCCTTGCTGAAAAGTTTGGGCATCAATTTATGCTGGATGTTTCAAGTACACGTGAAGCGGTACGTGCTTTATCAGTGCTATTACCGGGCTTTGAAAAGTTTATGCTGCATGCACATGAGCGTGGGCTTTGTTTTGCTATTTTTTTTGATGAAGTTAAACAGCATGGATCTCGAAGAAAACAACCCTATTGCTATGACACCATTACCAAACGACGTATTACAGGTCGTAATATTGGGAGCAATGAAGTAGATATGGTGACTGAGTCTTCAGTGATCAAGATCGTACCGCGTGTCATGGGTGCAGGCGGTAGCAATGGCATATTACAAGTGGTCTTGGGTGTTGCGCTCATCGTTGCAGGTTTCTGGACTGGTGGAATTACCACCAATATTGGGGTGGCAATGATTGGCGCAGGTGCTGGCATGCTGGTCGGAGGTATCGCACAAATGTTGATGCCAAAAGCCGAAACCCAAGACCAGAATCAAGATGGCAACCGAGCAAATAAGGGCTTTGGTTCTGCCGTTACGACCATCGCGCAAGGTAATCCAGTATCTATATTACGTGGTGAACGTGAGATCGGCGGATTTGTTGCATCGGCTGGGCAGTTCACAGAAGACATTATGTAAAAATTAAATCCTATTTTAGGCGCTATATAGCGCCTTTTTTTATGCATGGATCAGATATGGACAATAAAATCATTGGTGCTAAAAAGCAGGCCAATCAATCCCGTGCGCCTGTTATCGCACCAGATTCAGCTCAATCAACCACCACGATAAAGATACTCTACGGACTATCAGAGGGTGAAATTGAAGGCTTGGCAGATGGCTTAAAATCGGTTTATCTGGATGATACGCCTGTTCACGATGCCAATGACAATCCAAATTTTGATAATGTTGTTGTAGATTTTCGCTCGGGCACAAACGATCAGGATTACATTGAAGGTTTTCCAGATGTATCTAATGAAATCAATATCAATGTTGAACTTAAAGAAATCACGCCATGGGTGAGAGCTTTTAGTAATACGGATCTTGATGCTGTTCGAGTGCGCCTAAAATGGGGTGCTTTACGTGTGCAGGATGCAACCACAGGTAACGTAGATGGTCTTACGATTCGCTATGCCATTGATCGCCAGACTGATGGTGGTGCGTGGGAAGAGGTTTTAAACACGCAAATTTCAGATAAAACCAGTCCTGATTATCAACGTACCCATCGTATTGAGCTGCCGCGTGCAGATCAAGGGTGGCTTGTTCGAGTTCGTAGAATTACCCCAAACCAGAATAGCGATTTAATTTCTGACAAAATGTATGTGGCAGCAGTCACAGAAGTGATTGATGTCAAACTGCGCTACCCCAACACTGCATTGCTCGGCCTGCAATATGATGCGGAAACCTTTTCAAATATTGCAAAAATGGCAGCCCGTTGTAAGGGTGTTCTCATTCGTGTGCCGACCAATTACGATCCTGAAACCCGTCAATATGTTGGTATTTGGGACGGCACTTTTAAATATGCCTATACCAATAATCCAGCATGGCATTTTTATGA